TTCTAATGGTTCAAGGTATGCACCCTTTGGTTTTTACACTCTTTCCATGATGGTTGAGCAGGGGGTGAGTGCGTGAACGCCGCAGGCCGCAGGGCAGAGATAATCCGAATCATGCGTGTTCGGAAAAAAGACACCATAGACAATCTCGCCTATGAGCTGGGTGTTTCGCGTAGCACCATCAAACGCGACCTGTTAACGCTCACTGTCGATGAGGGCTACCACATCGACACCCTTCAAGGCAATGGCGGTGGTGTGGTGTTCAATGAACCTTCCAGCCCATACAAAGGCATCTTTAGCCAAAAACAAAAAGATGTTCTTTCCAAGCTGGCTAAGCGTGCAAGCCAGCACGACGCAACCATTGTCAATGAAATGTTGACCGTTTTTGGATAGTTGAACTTTGACAAATACTGGTGGCATCAGTGCCAGTCATACAATACCCAAATTCAACTCAACCGCATCTGCGTGTAACGGCGCAGGGGTAACACTGCGAACCTCCTAAGTTGATAGTGATAGCTATTTTCATAGGTTTATTGGTACAGCCTATGTCATAACCCGCGGTTGAAAACAATGATACTTTCGCCTTGCACGCTTATCGGCATGGGGTGACTCGCTATAAGAATGGGGAGAGTGCGAACCTAACCGTGCGTTATACACCACGGCTGGTTGGCATTATGACGCTGCCACGCGGTTTGGGTATTTATGATTCACCATTTTATAACGCAGCCTGTCGCGTTCGACTGGCTGCGTTATTTACCCCTATTTCAAAGGATGTATGCATATGAACTCAAAAACCGTAAAGCGCGGTGAAATATACTACGCCAATTTAAACCCCGTCGTCGGCTCCGAGCAAGGTGGTTCCCGACCTGTGTTGATTGTATCCAACAATGTAGGCAATAAACACGGCCCAACCGTTGTCGTTACGCCAATTACTTGTGTACTAAAGAAGAAGCTACTACCTACCCATGTTCTAATTCCCCAAAGTGTGGGCTTAGAGGTTGATTCACTGGCATTAGCTGAGCAGATAAAAACACTTGACCGCTCGCGCCTCGGTGAGTTTGTTGGACGTATCAACAGCACGATACAGGCTGAGATAGACAATGCCTTGGCTGTTTGTGTGGGCATTGATGAAAACCGTTACAAGGAAGCAGAAATCCTTACCCTGTGTTTGTGTTCCCACTGTGAAAGAGATTTTTCAAACAGTGGTTGCATTCTTATTAAAAAGGGCTGGCAGCGTGTAAAAACGCTTTGTGACTTCTGCGGAACACGGAATGGTTTGACCTTTGGCATCTTTAATAAGGATATGATACCTGCGCGAGTGTTCTAGGCAATTAAGCACAGGCTGTATTTATGTTCTAGTCCCACTAATTTTGTCGGAATAGTCCGAGTTATGCCGAGCATATATTTATAACCCATCTTGAAGGATTCACCGACTCGTACTGTAAAGGAGGTTTTCCGTGGGCATAAAAGCATTGGATATAGGTGCTTTGAAAAGCGTTGATATACGAACCGTTGACCCTTCCACGCTAGAGGATATAAGAAACGTAAATATTGACCCTGACCTTCCCTTTGTTGAAAAAGCGCTTGATTATATTCAACAAATTAAAAACCCATACTGCTTTACTTGTGGGGATATGATTGTGAAGGTCAGTCACGCTGAAACTACAACTTCATTAGAAGATTGCATGGAGAGCTTCTACAGGGCCTTGAGTAAGACGATATAGACAAACCCACGAAGGGTTGTTATACTCAAATTGGACTAAGCTATTAAAGCCTCCTGTTTATTGAAAATTCGTTGACAGGAGGGTTTTATGATGCAGTCCATTTTTTATGCCACCGCTTATGTGCGAACCAGTAAAGACGACCCGGACAGCAGTTCCATCGAAAACCAAATCGAATTGATTCGGGGCTTTGCAAAATCAATTCCCGATATAGAAATTGTTTCTGTGCGGGAGGACAATGGGTATACAGGCATTGACTTCCTGCGCCCTGATTTTGGCGAAATGATGAAAGATATCGAAGCCGGAACGGTGAATTGCGTAATCGTGAAAGACTTGTCGAGGCTTGGCCGAAATTATATTGAAGTGGGCGAGTTCATGGACGAAGTGTTCCCCCGCTACAATGTCCGCTTGATTTCTATTAACGACAATTATGACAGTATCAACCCGCGAAGCGATGCAGACGAAATCCTCATCCCCTTTAGAAACCTTATCAATGAACAATACGCACGGGATGCTTCGGGGAAAATTCGGGTTATCCTAAACAAGAAACGAGAGGACGGCGCATTTGTGGGTGCATTCGCCCCTTATGGATACAAACGCGCAGTGGATAACAAACATCAACTTGTTATTGACGAACGCGCCGCCCAAATCGTTCGCAACATCTTTAATAATAAACTGGAAGGAATGAGCCAACATCGAATCGCCGAACAGCTTAACGCACTTGGCGAACCTTCCCCCGCCGAATATAAAAAGCGTAACACTAACTATGTAGCGCAATTCCAAACACGCGCTAGGGCTTCTTGGTCTGCGGTGGCGATTGGCCGCATACTTCGTAATCCCGTCTATGTGGGCATTTTGGTTCAAGGTAAGCAAACCACGCCGAATTACAAGGTAAAACAACGTATTGACCGTGCCGAGGACGAGTGGAGCATTGTTTATAGTGCCCATGAACCAATCATAAGCAAAAATGACTTTGCCGTGGTAAACGGTCTGCTCCGTCAAGATACCCGCACCGCACCAAGCATGGAAACGGTTTATCCACTATCCGGTTTAATTTATTGTGCAGATTGCGGTAACAACATGGTACGCACAAAATCAGGCGTGGTTACTTACTATGTCTGTGCTTCAAGCCGTGGAAAGAAAAAGACTTGCACCACCCATAGCATCCAAGAAAAGCGGCTGTTAGAAACTGTATTAGAAACAATCAACAGCCAAATTAGGCATGTCCTTGATATGGAATCATCGTTATCCCTTGCGCGTTCATTTTTAACGAAAAGCAAAGACGCAACAAATTTAAACAAGCTACTTGCTGACCGCGAACAGGAAATTAAAGACTGTGAACGTTATAAGCGGTCATTATATGAAGATTACAAGAGTGGATTAATTTCTAAAGAGGACTACATCCTTTTTGGTAAGGACTACGCCGCAAGGATAGATGAACTGCGAACGGGTGTTAATAAATTAAATAATGAAATTCAATTGCTTTTTGGTGATACAGTTGATTCACCTATTAATAAATGGCTGGCTATGTTTGTACCCGACAAGCATGTTGAATCACTAAGCAGGCCATTAGCCGTAACCGTAATTGAACGGATAGAGGTATTCACAGGGAAACGGGTGGAGGTTCGCTTCCGTAATTACGATAAGGTAGAAGCCACCGAAGATATCCTAAACAGCATACTTGCGGAACGAAGGGGTGAGCATAATGCCCAGGGTTAGCCGTAAGTTTCAATCTGATGTTGCGATAATTCAACAACCCTCTTTGCATATTTACAAGGTAGCGGTCTATGTTCGGCTTTCTATTGAGGATATACGCAAAAAAATAAGTGATTCCATCGGCACGCAAAAATCCATGCTCTTGAAATATTTGCAATCCCAACCTGGTATGCAGCTGTATGATATTTATGAGGATTTGAATTATACAGGTACAAACTTCAACCGCCCCGGCTTTACCCGAATGATTGAGGATATACAGGCGGGGTTGGTCAATTGTGTGGTGGTTCGGGATTTATCAAGGTTTGGCCGTAACTTCGAGGAAACGGGACATTACTTAGAACGTGTTTTCCCGTTCCTTCGTGTTCGCTTTATTGCTTTGGGCGAAAAATTCGACTCCCTAACGGCAACCTTGGACGAAAGTACGCTAATGGTGCCGTTAATGAATCTTGTAAATGAAGTCTACGCAAGGGACATTTCAAAAAAAGTCACATCGGGCTTTAAGGCAAAACGGGAACGTGGGGAGTTTTGCGGTTCATTTGCGCCTTACGGTTATATAAAAGAAGGGACTCATTTAATTGTAGACAGTGAAGCCGCTCCTGTAGTTCAACAGATATACCAATGGCGGTTAGAAGGCATGGGGATTATTGCAATCGTTCAGAAGCTAAACAGCTTAAAAATTTTACCGCCGAGCCGACACCGTTTTGAAAAAGGCATAACCAAGGCTAAGAAGCATGAAGAAACCCTATATTGGTATAAATCTGCCGTGAAACGGGTGCTGTCTAACCCTGCATATGTCGGCAACTTGGCACTTGGGCGTTATAAATCCAATTTTCTAAAAGGTGCGCGTGTTACGGTGGTAGCTGAGAATGAGTGGGTAATAGTGAAAGACGCACACCCCGCAATCATCTCAGCAGAAACCTACGATGCAGTACAAAAGCTGACCGCGACCCGAAGGAATGCGTACAAGTGGGATAATGTGACCCTCACGCAAAACATCTTCAAGGGTATTATATTTTGTGGAGATTGCGGGAAGCACATGGCAAGGGAACGGCGGAGAGCAAAATTCGCTTATGTTTGTTATGTTTATAGAGGCGTAGACCCACAATCCTGCACGATGAAAGCCATAAAGGAAGCGGATTTACATGCCATGCTGTACGCATACATCAAGCGTGAAATTGACCTTGCTGTAGAAATGCCGCGAATCATCGCTAAAGTGAAAAAACAACAATCCTATAAACACCAGCAGAATATTATGGATAGGGAAATTGCTTCTTTGAAAAGGAAGCTGGAGCAAAATCGGCGTTTTAGAGGGTCGTTACGTGAGGATTTTAAGGACGGCATTCTTACCGAGCAAGATTATACAACCATGAAAACCGACTACGATACCGAAAAGGATAAGTTCCAACTGCGTATGGATGAACTGCTTACCCAAAAAGAAAGACATGACGAAATCATCTCGCCAGAGAATAAATGGGTTTTGACGTTCAATCGTTTTCACGCCGAACAGCAGTTATCGGAAGATATGGTATCTTCGCTTATTGAACGGATAGAAATCTTTGATGGTGGAAGGATTGAAGTGTTCTTGAAATACCGCAGTGAGTTGGATGCGTTGCATGGATATCTTACTCAATTTGACAGTGGGGCGGGTGATGGGAGTGCTTAAATACCTATATAAATATTACCGCATATCCCTTGATGACGAAACTGAAATTGAAAGCAACAGCATCACGAATCAACGGCAAATCGTGGAGGGGCATATCGCCAAAATACCAGAACTGGCAGAAATGCCCTCCGTTGAGGTATTGGACGACGGACATACAGGTACAAACTTTAACCGCCCCGGTATGAATCAATTAATGGAAGCAGTACGCAGAGGCGAGGTTGCTTGTATCGTCGTAAAAGACCTTTCGCGTTTTGGCCGAAAGTATCTTGAAGTCAGCAAGTACCTTGAACAATTATTTCCTTACTTGGGCATCCGTTTTATTGCTATAGGTGACGGTTATGACAGCGACAACCACAAAGGCACAACGCCCAGCTTAGATGTACCAGTGCGAAATATGTTAAATGCCCTCTACAGCAAAACCGTTTCTAAGAACGTGAAGTCTGCGAAACGCAATCTTGTGAAAGAGGGAAAGCACATCAACGCCTTTGCTGCATACGGTTATAAGAAAGACCCTGTGGATATTCACCAAATAATTATTGACGAACCCGCCGCTAAAATTGTACGCCGTATCTTTGACCTGACCTGCGAAGGAAGCACGCCGAAGCAAATAGCCGACACATTTAATGCAGAACAAGTTTTAACGCCTTCCGCTTATAAAAAAAAGAATGGTAGCAAGATAAAATGCACGGGAACGACCACTTCCTTGTGGACGAACTTCAACGTCATAAACATTCTGCGTAATGAAGGATATGCAGGAACACTCATCGGCGGCAAGGTGGAAATGGGTGAGTTGGGTACGGGTAAGCGGATTTACAAGTCCGTAGATGAATGGCTTCGGATTCCCAACGCACACCCCGCCATCATTACACAAGAAATATGGGAAACTGCCGTTGCAAAGCGGGGTAAATATTCCGAGCGGAAAAACAAGCCGAATAAAGAACGGATTCTTTATAAAAAAGTACGATGCGGGCATTGCAATCATGTGTTTAAATATCGTGCTGGGGTGAACGACAATTACTACAAATGCTTAACCCCACGGTACACCGACGAATATAATTGTGTGAGGGAGCGGATTTATGAGGCTGAAATCGTTAAAGCGGTAAATGCCGCAGTGAAGGCTCATGTTGCAATAATGCATGACATGGAAAAGCTGGCGACTACATTTAAAAAGGTCGCCACTCAAGGAAACGCTAAGGCGCAAGGCAGCATTGCCGAGTTTAACGGTGAGATTGAACAATTACAATCATCTAAACGGCAGTTATACGAACGCTACAAGAGAGGTTCGATTGACAAGGTGACATATTTCAAAGAGCGTGAAGCCGTGGAAAACAAAATAAACGAAAGGAGTTTAGCGCGTGAATCACTCAACAACCGAAGTAACGAGCAGGCAACGGCGTTAAATGCCGCACAACATTTTTTCCACTCGTTCACTCGTCTATCCGCCGAAGATGAACCAAGTGCGGAGGCGGTGAATGCCTTGGTTGAGTCGGTAATCATTTACGACAAAGACCGAATTGAGGTGAAGTTCGCATTTGCGGATAAGTTGGAAACTGCCTTGCAGTCCCTACGGCAACTGTTGTAAAATTTACAGGAATCTGTCATTTCGACCCCTGTTAAAAATTACCGACAAAATATCAAATTTTTTGATAGGTACTACTTGACATCAGCAGGCATCGTTGGCCCGTTAACCTGGGGGGCCTTGATGCCCGCTTGTTATGCACCGCCCATGCCGCCCTATCCGGGTTATTTGATGCGTGTGGGTGTGCGGGGTGAAAATGTGCGGCAGGTGCAAACTTGTT